TATAGTTATAACCTTTAACGTATGCTCGTCCCTCTGATACTTTTATAGTGTATTTATATTCAGGATAATCACTTTTTTGAGTGTATATTTTAAGTCCTCTAGCTATAAAATCTCCTTCTGAATCATATGTACGCTCAGCCATCTGTTTGTAAACTTTACCAAAAATAGGTTGAGGTTTAAGCGGTCCATANGTATCTCTGTCTTTTAATTTAATTATAGCTATCAANTTTTTATTTTGNGAAGCTTCAGTTTCAAATTCTTCAACAGTTTTAATCACTGGTTTAGCTTCATATTTTAAGCGATGACCACCTCTAACTCCTGAATTTTCTATATTTTCAGCGGGATCATATAATGAAGTATCATCTGTTTCAGTATATACATTCTGTGAAATCTCCAAACATACATATGCCATTCCTAAAGGTACTAGTGAATGCGGCCATTCCGTATAAGGTACTTTTATTAATAAACCATTGAAGTATACTTCACCAGATTCTAGTACACAAATTTTATCTTCATTGTTATTTACAAAATTACATCCAGAAACTACAGAACCATCATCGATAATTAAATCAGTTACTCTTCGAATATTACCCTGAATTAATCCTTGAGCAACGTTGAGTTCTCTATTTTGTAAAACTTGTCCTTCTACAGCTAAAAATTTAGAGTAACCTTTTTCTAACTCTTGCTCTGTAGTATCATAATATGGAGCTACATTCAAATTATTAATTGGTAAAGGCATCTATAAAACCACCCTATTAAAATTCTAAAACCCAGGCAAAATATTCTACTAGTTCAGATGATCTAGTAATTACAGTTTCTTTATTCTGATATAACTCTAATATTCCTTCATAATTATAGTTTGATATATCAGTTCCTGTTTTTGAAATTTCTGCTGGTGTAAAGAAATTTTTATTATAACTTATCCCGTCTTTTACTTTCAAATTACTATATAAACCTACTTGTTTATATGTTGCATAATCAGCCTCACCAGATTCCAATATTGCATTTATAAACAACCATCTTGATCGTTGAGCTAATACCTGTGAATATCTAGACATCCAAACATTTGGATCTGAAGGTTCAATTAATTCTACTTTAGTCCACATAATACCGCCGATATTTAAAGAACCACCTGTATCTGGAACAACAAAATACATTTCTTCATATCTTTTAAAACCTCTTACATAAGTCAATTGAGTTGTCTCTAAGGATGGTAGAGGTGCACCATTTGGCCAATCGGCATTATCACCAGGACCACCGGCAATACACACCATTAAACCTGTTTGTAAAGTTTTATTTTCATTTGCCTCAAAAAACTCTATAGCTTTTTTAGTTCTTGCAATATATGGCGATATCGCCATAGATATACTTGTAGCCATACTAAAAAATTCCTCCAATCAATATTATATAATTAATTTTCTTTTAAAATATTCAATATATCAAATTATATTGGTATACCTTCATATATAGTGCTGTAAGAATTCAAATATAAATCATAACACTGAGTTGAACCCATAAATACAACATTTAAGTGAGTATAACCAGTATAATGTGATGAGTATCTTAATAAAGTATAATTATTATTTTCAGTTTCATAGTATAAATTATAATGTTCTATATGTTCTAAAGTTATATTATTGTTAACTGTACTACCAAAATAATTACCCTTTAGATCAAATATCTGACCCATAAACACAATATCAATAAATGTTTTAATTGTACTATAATGTATAGAATTTATAAATGTATTATAATAATTTTCGTCTTCTCCAAAATCTAATATAGATAAACCATAACTATCAATATAATTATTTCTTACAATATTATCTATCTTAATATAAAGATTATAATATAATCCATAATTTAATTCAACTAATACTTTCCAACCAGATGGTCTAATCATCGACAATAATTCATATATACCAGGATCTAAATTATTTATCCTTAATACTACTATTCCCCAAGAATAATATTCTCTACTAGGTAAATAGTATTTACGTTCTTTTTTAAATTTCAAGACATTAAAAATAATACTACTATTTAAATCAGCTTGTACGCAAACCCACCCTTTGTTTCTATTAATTAAACCATTTTTTACAAAATATAAAGAATATATTAACTTTAACTCTGTATCACTGTCGTTTGACCTAACCCAATCAGTTTCTTTAACAATATAAACACCGTTTTCAGCAGGATTATCTTGATCTTTAACTAATACTCGATCATCAACTTTAACCATTACATTGTCAATTGTTTGCAAACCACTGAGAACTATATTTTCAGTCGTAGCTGCATCAACTGGTACTTTCCAAATAAAGTTTGAATAAGTATCATAATCAAACTCATCAAAACCAGATTTATTTAATATAAAAATATCGTTATAAGGTTCATATAAAGTAATTGAGGGATCTAAATTATATAAACTAAAGTTAAAAGAAAACTTAGTTCCTTTTCTTTTATATAATTCTAATATATTATTAAGTAAATTTCTTTGTATACCTGAGTCTAAATTATAATTCCATTTATAACCTAATAAATAACTTATATAAGGTAAATATTCATCATTTATTCGATCTATGGATCCAAACGATAGTATTTCTTTTACCGAATCTGATACTATATCGAATATTTCTTCGTCTATAGTATCCATAAATTCTTCTAAAGCTTTTACTTTACCTTTAATATTATTATCTGTTAGTACATCGCTGTTTCTAGTATACTCAGGTAATATAGAGTACAAAAACGCCATAATTATAGGCTCCTTATTTACTATACAATAGTAATGTTGATATTACCAACATCAGCGATTTCATTTGGCAATAAAGTATATACTTCACTGACATAGTCAAAAGTTGTTAATTCATCTATTTTAGTGGCTGTCAATGGTGTAATTATAACTTGTTTCTTATTAATATCTTTAACATAATATATTATATCAGTATCAGAAGTATTAACTACTTTCCTGACAATGTCAACATAATATCTAGTATTAGGTGTAACCTTTGACCTACCAGTAGATGTCCATTCTATTATTTTACCGTTGTCTCTCAATTTATAATCTACATCTTCTTCTAATACCAAATTATTATTAACATAAACTTTGTTTACCTTAGTTAAATAATTTACATCCATTGCAGTATCTAAATAATCCAAAATTGAACCACTTTTTATCATAGTAATAGTATCATCTACAAAAGATATCATTGCAGTTTTAATTAATTCTGCTCCTTTTGCAAATCTAGGATAATCAGTAAAATAAAGAGAATTTGAACCTCGAGGAACAGTTGTTTTAAGAGTAGGGATATATTTTTTATTTTTTATAATTATCTTTGTATTACTTGGAACATCTCGATCAAGCGGTTCGTTCAAATATAATTTATTACCAATTTTAAATAATACTTTATAATACTTATTAGGAGCATCTTCAAAATAAATAGTAGCATTTGAAAAATTCATCAAAGTGTAATTAATTTGATCACCACTAATTAATGTATCTACTTTAAATGAAACTTCTTTCTCACCATATTTATGATTCAACTCAGTTACTAACATTGGATATATTAAACTTCCATATCCAATACGCATATCATCAGTTATATTATTTTCTATTGTAGCTTCATTTAATTCTTCATTAATATCGATAATTTTCGTAGTTAAAGCTAATTCCATATCTAAATCTAATATATTGATTACAGCACCAATCTTCAGCATATCAGTATTATCGATATATCTTATCGTATTAGATGAACTTACTTCTGTTATATATATAGTACGATTTTCATTAACTGTTAAATTGTTAATANNACCAACACCTGAAACATTTGAAATCAGCTTATATAACTCACGAATTGAAACTTCTTCCCCAAAATCACGATTTTTCCATCCTAAATAATTATTAACTACTTCTCTAATTTTATTTGAAACAACTGAAGAAGATATATCTGCATTAAGACTAACATTAACATCGACATCATAAGGTATAAAAGTAGGATCTATTACATCGACTTGTGTAGCTACAATTTTTTTACCCTCTAAAAAATTCTTTATATAATTTCTAAAAGACTCAGTCGGATATCTCTGTTTTTTAGGAATTACACATATTTTAACTCCAAATATTCCAACTTCATCCATTAATGAATTATCAATGACTGAAACTTTTTCAACTCCAGGTATCATATAAGTGACATCTTCAAAGTCTTGCCGTGTTACACATCGATTTTGAGTTCTGTAAATACTAGGTACATTTCTCTTTACTTCATCAATTGATTCACCGTCTGATGCACCAACAGCATTTTGTTCATTAATTACTTTAATATTTGGTACAACACTATTTTCAGAATCATATATAAAATCATTTATTTCTGTAATCTGAAACGGTAATACATTATGATTTGAATTTACTCCAACAGTATACAATACATTAACAATTAAATTTTTAGCAGGATTTGCACCAAAATTCCCATCACCAAATGATATATATCCACAAAATTGATCATCATAATCAACTGTAAAGTATTTATCTTGACCTGGAATATCAATAAAATCTACTTCGGTATATAATTCATCATTAACTGTTAATGATTCTACAGAGCTAACAGGAAATTGACGTAATTTATACCTTCTTCTTGGTTCTCCAGTAGAAATAAATGATTCTTCTACTAAAGTACCAGATTTTGCTTCAACCTCTACAACAGTTTCTCCAACATAAAGTATTTTATTTTCTGTCGTATAAAATGGTATACCATCTTTAGACATAACTGTAGTATATTTAGGTATCATTATATCCTTAGAGTGCGGTTTATCTAAGTAAAATTTAAGTGTCACAACTGATTGACTAGGAGGGCTAGGCTTGTAACCTACAGTTCTAGCAAGAGAATATACACCAGTTTTCGTTTTAGCTGTTGGTAGGAAACATTCATTGATACTCATATTTAAATAGTAATTCATAAGTGTTGCTTCATAAGCAAAAGCTTCTAATAACTCTACTCCAAAGTTACTAGCTAAAAAATCTGTCCACCGATTTGGTAATCTAGCTTGAACTCTACTCTTTAAAAGCTCCATAATTTCTTCAAAATCTATCGGTAATCTTTCAATATCTGTTAAATTCAAATTATCCATATGGTTTAACCCCTAATATAAAAACTAAAATTATCTTCAATACCACTTGTTTTATAGTAAAATGATACCATTATTTTGATAGTATGATTGTCATAATCTATATCAAAATATACATCTCTAACTACAATCCTTGGTTCCTGAGTATTAATAATATTACTTATTTCATTTCTTAAATCTTCAATAATTATTTCATCTAAAGGTTCAAATAACATTCTCTTTAAATTATGCCCAAATTCAGGTTGCATTACTCGTTCACCTTTAGTAGTGCCAAGAATTCTTTGTATAGAAGCGCGTATTAAATTACGATGATCATTAACTTCCATTAATCCAGGAACATAAGTATCAGTATCTATAAGTATAGGAACTGGACCGCTGTAACCAGCCGCTTCTTTATTTTTAGGATATGTATATTCATAACTGTAAGACAATATATTCACCTTTTCTATTAAGTTTGATTAATCAATTTGCAAAAGTATCAGTACTACTAGTAATATGTTCTCCAGCTTCACCGCATTTTATACATTTAGTATCATCATTTAATCTAGT